GAACGACAAACGCGCTCCGACGTGATGGCTGTCTCAAACATTCTCAAATCGCTCAATTATGAGCGCAAAAAGAAAAGGGTGAACGGAACGCCTCGTTGGGTCTGGTTCCCTCCCTGTTCCCTCCCTGTTCCCTAGGTGGGAACGCCTCAAAATCCCGTTGCCCGTTGCTTTCTTATACTATGTTCCCTATGTTCCCTATGTTTTATATATAAATATATATATAGGGTATTTATGGGGATATATACCGTTTAGGTAAGTTTATAGATTGCATGGAACGGGATGGAACACGGAACACCTTTATTAATCTCATTTCTGTCTCATGTCTGTCTCATTTAAGAACAAGCCTGTAGTGGATCGACTCATCCTTATCCTTGCTCAGGCAAAATATACTGCGGCTGCTATCGCCGATAATGCTATTGACGATCAAGACCCTATTGACGACGAATCGATAATGATGTTATCCCGTGATTTAAACTCGATTAAAAATTATCTCCACACTGCTTACGAACCAAATTTCAATGAATAAACTATATTTAGCCTATGGCTAAGAAATCCACCGATAGAGAAGTTGATTGCAGAGTTAATTCTGTTTATAACTTATTGATTAACGGGCATAGTAAAACCCAGGTTGTACAGCATTGCGCGGAAAATTACGGCGTCAAATTAAGACAAGCAGAAACATATATCGCCCGCGCCCGCACACTGGTTCAATTAGATGCTGAAATCGAGAGACCGCAATGGCTCCTGTCTGCACTCAGCCGTCTTCAAAATTATGAATCTCAAGCAGCAAAACGTGGTAATCATCAGGCAGCACTTCGAGCTGTGGAATTACAAGCTCGGTTATTGAGGTTTGAATTAAGTTGACTTCTTTAATTGCGGGGATATGTGAAAAGGAACCGCTTACCGCTTTTGCTTATCAGTCTTCTATTAATAGTTTGCCTACGGCGGAAGAAGTTAAAGCTCGAATACTTGAAGGACTCTTACCGCATCAGGAGGAGTTCTGTTTAAATACGGAATCAAGAAAACTGGGTCTTGTTTGCGGCTTTGGTGCTGGCAAAACGCATGGATTGGTTGCTAAGGCTTGCATGATCGCGGCAAACAATATTGGTTTTGTTAGTGCTGTCTTTGAGCCAACCGCGCCTATGGTCCGAGATATTCTGATCCGAACGCTTAATGATTTATTGGACCAATGGGAAATTCCTTTTACTTTTAGAGCAAGTCCGTTGCCTGAATATACGCTTCACTTTGCGGAAGGAAATCATCAAATATTGCTTAGAACAATTTTGACTTACCAGCGTTTGCGGGGGCAGAATCTCTGTGCGGTTGGATTTGATGAGGCTGACACTATCCCGATGGGAGAAGCTACAAACGCTATGAATATGGCATTAGCCAGATTGAGATCAGGGAATAATCAGCAGTTCTATGCTTCAACAACTCCAGAGGGATACGGCTGGGCATTTCATACTTTTGATAAAGAGGCAACAGAAGACACCGCATTAATTAGAGCAAGAACGATGGATAATCCTTTTCTTCCTGACGGATTCATTGAAAGTCTTAAATCTAATTATTCAGAGCAGTTGATAAAGGCTTACTTACTTGGTCAGTGGGTCAACCTGTGTACGGGGCAAGTATATGATCGGTTCTCTAGGGATATTCACGTTAAGGATAATTTGCCTGATTACAGCGAGGAAACTTTAAAAATAGGGATTGATTTCAACGTAGATAATACAAATGCTGTTGTATGTGTGCGAGACGGAAACAAGTTGGTCATAATAGACGAAATTGTTAAAGCCCACGACACCGACGCACTAGCACAGGAAATCGTAAGGCGTTATCCAAATCGTAAAATTCAGGTATTTCCAGATGCTTCAGGTTCGCAACGCTCGACAAACGCAAACGCTTCTAGAACCGATATATCCATACTCGAATCTTATGGTTTTACCAACATGTCGCCGCGATCGAACCCCGCGATCAAAGATCGAGTCCAGACTTTGCAAAATCTTCTCTGTAACTCAAAAGGGGAATCACGCTTGGAGGTTAGCTCCCGTTGCGGAAGGGTAATCGAGTGCCTTGAACTTCAATCGTGGGATGAGAAAACGCAACAACCTGACAAGTTAAATGGTTTCGATCACATGAATGACGCATTAGGATACTGTGTATATCGAGAGTTTTCTATTCTGTATGCCCGTGCAGGAAGCAGAACAGGAATTAGAATTTATTAAGTGAGGTTTTTCACGTGACTTTCAGCGCATACGGCGGTTACAGACAAAACAGAAAGCCAGCGGAAGCGCGTGTTGTTGAAGTTGACGACCCTAACCAGCAATGGTTAAACATGCAACCGCATTGGGGGCTGATTGAAACCATTATTCAGGGAACTTATGAAATAAGATCTAAGCATAGAAAGTATTTACCGCAAGAGGAACGTGAGTCGGATCTCAGTTATGATGCAAGACTTAGCAGAAGTGTTTTAAGCCCTTATTTCATCAGAATCGAAAGAATGTTAGCGGGTATGTTGACCCGTAAGCCAGTGCAATTAAATGACACTCCCGATGAGATAAGAGAAAATTTATTTGATATAGATTTGAATAATAATGATTTGAATATCTGGACTTACGAGATGTCGCGTAAGTTGCTCAGATACGGACATGTTGGTGTTCTTGTCGATGCTCCTGCTTTGGAATCAGAAGAAGGCAGGCCTTACTGGGTAACATATACACCGAGAGATATTATCGGGTGGAAGACTGAGAAAAAAGAAGGAAAGGACCTTTTAACGCAGTTACGTTTAGTTGAAAGAGTTTTAATAGAAGATGGTTTATATGGAGTTAAAGAGGTTGAGCAAGTCAGGGTATTAACTCCTGGGAACTTTGAGATTCATCGAAAGAATAAAGACGGTAAATTTAAGATTGAGGAGCAAGGTACAACGTCACTAGATGTTATTCCTTTTGCTGTTGCTTACTCAAATAAGGTTGGTTATTTGGAATCACGTCCCCCCATGTCTGACGTGGCTGAACTTAACTTGAAGCATTATCAAATTCAGAGTGATTATGACAATATTTTGCATTGCGCTGCTGTGCCAATGCTTTCGATTTTTGGGATGCCTCCAAGCGATGGTGAAATCAGTGCAGGACCAGGCGAAGCTTTCGCAATGCCAGCGGAGGCAAGAATTGAATACATAGAACCAGCGGGCAATAGCTTTTCAGCACAACAAGAACGGCTCAAAGAAATAGCATCTCAAATTAATGAACTAGGACTCGCTGCAATTCTTGGTCAAAAGCTGAGTGCCGAGACAGCAACTTCAAAAGCTATCGACCGTTCTCAATCGGATGCCACTATGTTGGTCGTGGCTCAACAGGTACAGGATTTAATTGATAATTGTCTAAGATTTCATGCTGATTATTTAGGGCTTGAAAGCGGAAGCTGTTATGTCAACCGTGACTTCATGGCAGCTCGTCTTGACCCTCAAGAAATCGGAAGCTTGCTGCAACTTTATACAGCAGGAACTATTTCAAAAGAGACATTATTAACCATGCTCTCGCAGGGTGAAGTGTTACCTGATGAGTTTGATGTTGAGGAAGAATTGGCTGCAACAGAAGGAGCTTTATTAGATCCATCACCCGTTGAGATAGGGGAAGAACCTGCTGAAGTAGAGGAGTAGAAAATGGCTGACCCTAGCGGAACGCCATCAAGTGTCTTCAAACACGCTATTAATTTGAATCGTTACGGGTCAGGTGTGGCGAAGAGATTGATTATTGCTTACAACCGCATTCTGGTCGATGCGACGAAAGAATTGCAGTTAATGGGAGCAAGAGATTATTCAAGTTCTTATAGAGCAAAACGTTTAAGGCAAATTATCGGATCATTAAAAACAAGCCTCGATGGTTGGGCTGGTGATGCAACAAAATTTATGACAAAGGATCTTGATGAATTAGCAAAAATAGAAAGTGAATTTGCTTTAGCTCAATTACTTCAGGTGACACCAGACGCTGATGACCTTGTTCGAGAATTAGAAATCAGTCCAGAATTTGCAAAGGCTGTTGTTACGAAAGACCCCACAGAATTGAACCTTGTCACGACGGAGGCGGGTGATTCTTTGACGGGTAAAGGCGTTTATAAATTGACTGCAAAGCAAGGAACGCCGATGGTTTTGCCTAATGGCGACACTGTGGAAAAAGCTTTCAGGGGTATTGCTAATACATCAGCACAGAAATTCCGTTTAGTTGTCCAAGATGGATTGTTGACGGGCCTATCTACAGACAAGATCGCCCGTCAGATTATAGGAAGACAGGGAGGGATGAATTTCGCAGCGGGGCAGAAAATAAGTGCCAGAGCTATGGCGTTAGCAGGGGGAGAAAAAGGAACGCGATTGGCGAATCATCAGATTATGTCTTTAGTAAGAACAAGCGTTAATCAAGTTTCAAACACTGCAAGTCAAGAGACTTATAAAGCGAACTCAGCAATCACTAAAAAATACAGATACGTAGCAACGTTGGATAGTCGTACAACTCTTTTATGCGCTTCAAAAGATGGAAAATTATTTGATTATGAAGAAGGTCCAATGCCTCCGCTTCATTTTAATTGCAGGTCAACAACTGTTCCTGTTATTGATTGGGATGGATTAGAAAAAGATTATGGGATTGTTGCACCTGACAAAATAGAGGGAGTAGGGCAAGCAAAGAGAGCAAGCAAAGATGGGCCTGTTCCTGCAAATGAAAAATATGGCGATTGGTTATATAGCAAAAGGGTGAAGGAAGGCAGTAAAGTTTTACCTGGATCTGAGCAGATTGACGCGCTTGGATATGATAAAGCCGTTTATTTTAATCGCTTGGCGGCTAGATATAAAGATCCGAACAAGGCAATTGTTAGCTTGGTAAGGGAGGACGGAACAGAGAAGACGTTAGCTGATTTAAGGCGTGACTATAAATTGAAGAAAGTTGATAAAGCTATTAAGGCCGCAACTAAAGAGGTCCAAGAGAGGCTTCCGTCTGTTGAACAGTTACAGGTGATCGCTTCTGCTTCTAAGTTAAAGGCAAAAGACGTTCAGCAGACGTTTGATCTAATGGACGAGATGGAAGGCAGTGCTGGTGAAAACGCCCGCAAGTTACGTCAATTCACAGAGAAGAAAGGGGTCGCCGCTATTTGGTCTACTGGTAGAGAAGCGACTGTCAGTAGAGCCAAAAGTGAGAAAGGGATGGCCTTCATTCTTGACAATCCTTATTTAAGAGAAGCCATGAAGAAGGCCGATAAGACAAGGTTCGGTAAGGAATACAAAGAGATCTTCGCAGAAAGAGCGAGGAGAGGCGGCCCAGGCTATACGGCTAAATCTTATTTCACGATGTATAAGCAAAGAAAAAGCGTTAAAGGCTTCACTTTTAGGGAAGGTTCTAACCATATTGTTATTCGTAGAGATAGCAAGACTATTGGTGTAACAAAAGCAAGCCAGTTAGGGAAGATAAGAAAGAGCGTAAAAGATGTAATCACTAAGAGATTTGAAGGTGGCCGTTTCAATTTGGATAGGAGTGCTGGCGGTCAGTTGAGATATACAGAACCAGAAATCACATGGCTGACAACTTATATTCATGAAATGGGTCATCAGGTTCATTTCGCCGCAAAAGAATTGTCTTACGAGAAGTTTTTTGAAGGAGCTGAGAGAATATGGAAACCTAGCGTGTATGGTGGATCAGATAACCTGGAAAGGTTTGCAGAGACTTTCGTGCAGTATGTTTTAGCACCTGATAGTCTTAAAAAAGCCTCACCTGAAGCGTACAAATGGGTTGACACAGCCATGACAAAAGCATTGAAGGCGTTATGACATTAATGGAACAGGCGGTAGAGGCTGCGGTTACTTTCCCTGCCAACAAAAACGCCCCCAAAGAAGTAAAAGAGATCTTTGCCAAAGCGAAAGGCAGAGAGAAGGATGATATTGCGTCAACGGTGGAGATTCTTATGGTTAGATCAGGAGGGAAGAAAGAATTGCTATCTATTATCGATCGTTATTGGGAATAGCAAAGTTTGACCGTAACGGGTAAACTGTTCTTAACGTTTGATTTAGTAAGATGGCTCGTCGATATGTAAGGGACAAGGCAGGTCGTTTTGCGCCTAAAGGAGGAGGCAGCAAGGGCAAAGGCGGCAAAATGGGGAAATCTGCCAAGAACGTGAAAGCAAGGGCGGCTTATAAGGAGCAGTCAGGGAAGCTAAGAGAAGCAAAGAAGATGGGCACGTTTGGGAAAGAAGGATCAAGGGAGCGTAAATATTGGACTAGGCGGTTAGGCGGTGCGAAGTCAGGAATGACTCGCGTAAGTAACAGGCTGGCAGGCAAGGGCAAGGGCGCAGCAGCCACAAAAGCGGTAGGAACTGGGCCAAAGCAAACAAGAGGAGTTAAGAAGAAAAGAGGAGCGAAGCAATACGACAACACCACTAACCAGATGTTTAGGTCGAGAAAGCTAAAAAGAGATTTAAAGCGTAAATACCCTGAATCGAAAGCAGCTAAACGGGTAGAAGCAAAAGCAAAGAAGGCTACAGCAGCAAAGAAAAAGGTGGCCGCAAAGAAAAAAACTTACGGAGGCCTAACACCTAAGCAGCAATATAAAGTAGCGACAAGTAAGGCCCGTGCAGCCAAGTCAGGTTACGCACAAGACAGAGGTCAAGGGTATGACAGAGCTGGGAAGGCCGCAGGAAAAGGAAAAGTAAAGAGGTCCATGAAACTTCCTGGAACCGATTCAGCAAGGGGCATTGGTTCAGCTAAGGCTCGGGTGACAAAGCTTCAAAAGAAATTCGGGAAAGGGGCCACAAAAGGGAAAGGTTATGGTCTATCGAAAAAAGGACAGGCGGCTAAGAGTAAATTCAAAGATTTAAAGAGGCAAAGAGGCGGAGTCACTAAGGGCAGAGGAACGATTGCACAAAGGAAGAAGAGTTTGAATGTCAGAACGACTCAACAGGCCTTTGGAATGAAGGTTAAAAAGCCAGTAAGTAAGGCGGCTCAGAAGTATATTGGCAAGCAAAATGTTGAAGCTTCTAGGGTCGCGGCTTCTAGGGGTAAAGGCAGCAAGGCGAAAAGACGGGCTAGCCAGCAAAGGAGAGGTTCAGCCGCTACAAAGAGAGATCGTATCTTAAGAACGGCTGAGAAAAATCTAAGAAAGAGTGGAGGGATCCAAAGCCCAACCTTTGAGAGGAGAAGAAGACGCTATCAGAAGGCCGAGGATATTATGACTAAGGCAATGGGCGGAAGTACAGCTTGGAAAAACTTCTAATCATCAGCAATAAAATCGTCTAGTGTTTCGAGGTCTTCCATGACGTTGGCCCAGAACTCAGGCACTAACAACACGTCGTCTTGGCTATCAGCTTTACCTAGTGTAATAACGTCAGCCATTTCGTTTCCTGTGACGACATAGACCATTGTTTCGTTCCCCTCGCCATCAACATCAGGGACGGAGGCAAGGAGTTCGCGTAATTCTCTAACAGTGAAGCCTTCTTCTTTAATGATTGGGCTAGGCATGGGGGTTGACTCCTAGTAATTTCTGCTAACTTAGTATGAAACTAGCCTTACGGGTTATTCATGTCTGAAGAAAACGTTGAACAGTCTACGGCTGTTGATCAATCCGAAATTGATGCACTAAAAAGAAGCATTGAAAGCCTAGAAAAGAAAAATTACGAATTGATAGGCAAATTAAAGAAAAAAGAAACGCCTGAAAAACCAAGCGATTATGAAGAGCTTGTTGAATTTAAAAGGCAAGCAGAACAAAAAGAGTTAGAGGCTAAGGGTGAATATTCCAAGGCTTTGCAGTCACGGGAGGATCAATTCCGTAGTGCTGTTAAAGAGAAGGATGACAAGATCAAGAAACTTGAAGCAAAAATCCGAGATCTTGAATTGATTTCACCTGCCCTTTCTGCTTTATCTAATGCGGTGCATGACACCGATTATGCCCTGGAAAAATTAGGTAAAGATAAGTTTGAAGTAGCAGAAGATGGTTCTGTTATTTATGTTGATGAGTTCAGTAAAATGACAATAGAAGAAGCCGTTCAGAAAAAATTAGCAGCTAATGATCGAACAAAATGGGTTGTTAAAAAACCTGTTGCAAGAGGAGGAGGGGCTTCACAGTCAGGTTCATCGACAGGTAGCGGCGTAGACGAAGGCGACTTAAAACATTTCTTAAAAGGATCTGAAAATTTAAGTGAACAAACCCGAATTTATAAGCAGCAAGGCCCAGAAGTCTGGAGAAAGCTTAGAGAAATGGCAGAAAGCCGCTAGTATATTGATTAATCACTGAAAAATAGGTTACGCCTGTCTAGTGAGTTAATGGGTTACGCCCAAACTGCAAAATTATCTGAGTAATTCAACATGGCTCCTACAAGACGGAGTGATGTCATCATCCCAGAGGTTTTTGTTCCTTACGTCGTACAGGCGACCACTAACCTAGACCGCTTTTTGCAGTCTGGAGTTGTACAGCCATTGGCGGAACTGAATGGAACTGAGGGCGGTGACTTCGTAAACATACCTTTCTGGGGTGCAAATCTTTCAGGAGATCAAGAGGTTCTATCTGATAGCACTTCATTGACACCTGGCAAGATCAGCACAGGCAAGCAAATCGGTGTGCAGCTTCACAGAGGCCGTGCATTCGAGGCAAGAGATTTAGCATCTATTGCTGCTGGATCTGACGCTATGGCTGCTATCGGCAACAAGCTTGCTGCTTACATTGCTAACCAAAGACAGAAGGATCTTCTTGCTACTTTAGAAGGTTGCTTCGGATCACTTAACGCTAATGATTCAAACAGTGCATTTTTTGCAATGTGCGTTGATTCAGAAAGTGGTGATTCACCTGCTGTCTTAAGTCCTAGAACTGTTGCCGCTGCTAGAGCCAAGTTTGGCGAGCAAGGCGATAAGCTTGCTGCTGTTGCTATCCATAGCAATACTTACTATGACTTGGTTGAGCGTAAGTTGATTGATTACGTTTCTACTGCTGATGCACGTGGCACAACCACAACTCAGTCAGGCGGAACAATGGCAAACGCTTATGGTGGCGACGACAAAGTTCCTACCTTCTGCGGTTTGAACGTCATCGTCTCAGATGATGTAACCACTACAGGATCAGGTGCAACCACTGAGTACGCTGCTTATTTCTTCCAGCCTGGTGCTGTAGGAAGTGGCGAACAGGCAGCCTTGGACATTGAGCAAGATAGAGACATCTTGGCTAAGTCTGATGCGATCAGTTATGACGCACATTATTGCTATCACCCAGTTGGTAGCAAGTGGGCTGTAACTACAACAAACCCAACCGTTGCACAACTTCAAACTGTTGCAAACTGGTCTAAGGTTTATGAAAACAAGAACCTCGGTATTGCTCGCGCAACCGTAGTTTCTAACTACGATTAAGGGGTACTAACTAATGACTTCCGTATTTGAAGCTGTTGGTGGCAAGGCAATTGGTTACGTCTCAGGCGGAGCCGTTACCCAAGCCACTAACAAAGGAACAGGTGTAACGCTTAACACAACAAGCGGTCAGATCACCATGAACAACGCTGCGTTGGCTGACGCGGCAGAAGTAACTTTTGTTGTTACTAACGACAAGGTTGCAGCTACTGACACCGTAATGGTCAATCATGCCAATACAGGGACCGCTGGAGCTTATGTTGTGCAAGTCACAGCAGTAGCGGCTGGTTCTTTCAAAATTACTGTCGGAAATGTTTCCGGTGGTTCTTTGAGTGAGGCGATTGTCTTGAATTACAACGTCATCAAAGGGGCTGCAAGCTAATGGGTATGTTCTCTTTTAGGAGAGCAAAGGAAAGGGAGGCTGCTGAAAAAGCGGCCTCTATTCCACCCGTTGAAACTCCTAAACCAAAGCGCAAGCGTCAACCTAAAACTAAAGTTTCTGATAATGGCAATCACGATAGTGGCGACAGCGGGAGCTGCGAACGCAAATAGCTACCTCACATTGTCAGACGCTGACGATCTTATTGATGGTCTTGTTAAAGATGATGATGTTGTTGCATGGGCGTCCGCTTCAGCAGACGATCAAAACCGTGCTTTATATACAGCGACGCAGCGAATTGACCGCGAAAGATTTCTTGGTTCAAAGGCGACTGATACGCAAGCACTGCAATGGCCACGCACTGGTGTAAGAAAACCTGATACTTATATCAATACTTATGCAACAGGGTTTCCTTTTCGGATAACCGCTGATTTTTTTACTGATACTGAGATCCCTGATCAATTAAAGAAAGCTCAAGCTGTTTTAGCTTGTTATTTGAATAACAACAAAGACTCTTTAAATTTAACAGGATTAGAAGCCTATCAAAGAGTCGGAGTTGGAGGGGTAGCAGTCGAACCCTATAGGTATGGAGCTGTCGGTTTCAACAATATCCCTCCAATGGTGGAGAGATACTTTGTAGGCATTAGAATGGGGGGACCGAGTACCGTATCTATTAAACGGAGCTAATTATGGCCTTTGAATTTACATCTGCAACCATCATCACTGACACAAACGCGCATACAGGCCGTTTTGGAAAAGTTCATGCTTTAGCTGATGCTTCTTGCACTTTTGTTTCTAGTGATCTCACCGAGAATGGCTCTTCAACCATTAATGGAATCACGATGAACGCAGGAACAGAAATAGAGGATGTTGTTATTACTAGCATTACTTTGGCCAGCGGTCAGGTTGTCGCTTATAGAATCTAATGTCGTTTGCTGACGCTTTACAAAAGGCAGTTAATAAGATCAACCAAATTCCTGGTATAGGAGTTGATGTCACTTTTCGACGTATAACGTTGGGGAGTTATAACACTTCAACAGGTGAGATTGCAGAAACAGCTTCAGATTCAACAATCAAAGGCGTTTTTGAAGAGGTCACGCAAAGAGAAGTTAATGATTTAGTTCAGGCTGATGACAGGAAGTGCATGATTAGCGCATCGTCTGTTAGTAATATCCCAACGACAAAAGATAAGATTGTTTATAACAGTGTCACTTATCAAGTAATTAGCGTAAAGACAGTCTCTCAAGCAGGGGTAGATTTAAGTTATGAATTAGTGTTGAGGGCTTAATGAGAGAGATTCCCCCTGACAAGATTGGCGACTTTGCGGAGGAACTAATCACCGTGTTATTGCGAACAACAGTATTAGAATCTGATGCACGCTTGAAGGTTGGGACTCCTGTTGATACGGGGAGACTGCGAGCAGGATGGCAAATAGGAGAGGATATGGAGCCTCAAGGAGTACCAGTTGGCGAGGCCTTTGGTGACAAGGGAACGGCGAAAATGATTACAAGCCCGTCAGCGAATGCAGTGCGAGTTGTTCGAACGGGGCCAAAAGGAGTCAACTACACACCTGGCAGGGAGAAAGTGGAAAGTGTTTATACAATTTCAAATAATTTGGAATATGCGGAACCTATTTGCTATGGAACAGGTCGCCCAGAATCATGGGTAAAGTCAGGGACGACAGGCAGCACACAAAATCCACCGCCTTGGGTAGAAGAGATCGCTAAAAGTATGCAGAAGTATATTGATTATAACTGGAACAAAATTACAAAGGACAACTAAATGGCTGCTACTAATCTCAATACAGTCAGGTCAACAGTTGAAGGTCGTTTGAAGACTGAACTGGACGGTTCACCTGCGATTCCTATTGTTTTTAATAATATGCCTTATACCCCGACGCCTAACAGTAGTTGGTGCCAATGTAGTTTCAGCTTTAGCAGTAGTTCTTATTTAACACAGGGAGGAACTTCTGGCTCTGCTAATTTATTAACGGGTGTTACTTCAGTCAATATCTTTACCCCCAAGGGAGTTGGCGCAGGGGCAAATTTAACAATTGGCAAGCGTATTAGAGATCTTTACAATAGGATTAATATCTCAGGCGTTTACTTTGATCCCCCAATCGGGCCTGAAACAATGACAACTCCTTCACCTGAAGGATATTATCAAACCCAAGTTAGAATGACTTTTGAAGTCACCGAGGAACTTTAAACATGGCTCTCACCGAGGAACAGCTTGACGCTATAGAAGCAGTCAAAGGCAAAAGAAACCCAGCTTTGTGGGACCCTCGTTGCCAACAGTATTTAGAGAATAAAAATAATCCAAAGACTATAAAAACTGTAACTAAGTCCGATAAGGGCTAAACTTCACACATCATTCCCCTATTAATTAAATGGCTGTCTATCGAGGCGAAGAGGGTTCTGTAAAATTCAAGAACGCTTCTGGAACAACTGAAGCAGTAGTTCAAACGACTGCATGGAGTCTTGACATTTCCAAAGATGTTTTGGACACAACAGTCCATGGAGCCACATCACGTACTTTTGCGGGGTCTTTAATTTCTGGAACTGGTTCTGTTGAATTTAATTACACAGCAGCGTCAGGGAACGAAACCAAAAATTTATTAGACGACGTTCTAGTGACTGAAGACGCTGCCGACGCTCAATTTGAGCTTTACATTGACACTTCAGGATCTAAGAAGTGGTCTTTTCTTGGAATCGTTACAGGGATGAGCACCTCTACAACAGTGGGTGACTTAACAAAAATCACTGCTAACTTCCAGACCAGTGGCGCAATTACTAGCGCGGCTTAAAATCCTAAAAACAACCCCACTTTATTCTCATGGCTTCCAGCGACAAGCAGCGCACCGTTGACCTGCTCTGCGGTGCTTTTGATTTGAATGATCGCAGGAAATTCGAGCTAACAGACGCTAATGGGGATCATGTTATTGATCTTTATTTCAAAGCTATAACACGAGCAGATCGTGTCTTATCTATGAAGGCAGCGGGTGATGATGCTTTGAAGGCAAGCACTCAGCTTCTTTGTATAAAAGCAGAGCTAGAAGATGGAACTAAGGCTTTTTCTCCAGGGGATGCAGTTAAATTGCAGAGAGAATTGCCTGAAAAAGTTTTAAATGATATTGAATTGTTTCTAAATGGATTAGAGGAAGGAGCAGAAATTGGCGAAATAAAAAAGCTTTAGAAGCCGACCAATGGTTCTTTTTTGAGTTTTTCTTAGCAACAGAGTTAGGAATGACTGTTGGTAGGTTGCGAAGTGAAATAACAGAAGCGGAGTTAATAGCTTTTGCTGCTTATTACGAGTTAAAATCTGACTACGAGAAGCGATCAAGCTAGACTCTCTTCATGGCAGTCTCAAATGTAAAATTTAGGGTTGACGCAAGGGATGCGATTGCAAAAATCCGTGAATTAGGGAGTGCTTCGGCACGTTTAGCAAGAGAGAATTTAAGAACTCAGAAAACATTTGGTAGCTTCCAAGGTGTATTAACAAAACTAGCTTTAGTCGAAACAGGACGGCGCATGACGAACATGGCCGCTTCTTTCAAGCAAACTCAAATTAGATTGAGGTTGTTATCACAACAATATGGAGAGAACGCAGCAGCACAGCAATTAGCAGCAAGAGCGGCAAAGACTTTTGGATTAAGTCAAGCGGAAGCGTTGAGCGGTATCACAGATATTTATGGACGTTTAAGGCCGATAGGCGTGACGTTAAAAGAAATTGAGACGACATATATGGGCTTTAACGTTGCCACTAAACTCGCAGGGGTTAGTGCAGCTCAAGCGTCGGGGGCGTTTTTGCAGTTATCTCAAGCGTTGGGTTCTGGCCGTTTGCAAGGGGATGAATATAGGTCGATTGCGGAACAACTACCAATTTTGACTCAGGCGATTGCAAAGGAGATGGGCAAGCCTGTTGGTCAAATCAAAAAGCTTGCTTCAGAAGGAAAAATCACAAGTGAAGTTGTTATCAATGCGTTAAGGAAGATAGAACAAGACGGCGGGGCGAGTATTGCAAAATTGATGGCAGAGTCACCTGAACAGCAATTCAAGAACTTGCAAAACGCAATTGGTGATTTAAGCGTCGAATTGGGCGAGTACTTGATTCCTGCAACAGTAGCGGTCACTCAAGCTTTAACCGCTTTAGTTCGAGGGGTGCAAGATTTACCTGATCCGGTTAAAGCTACGGCTGTTGCCTTCGCTGCTGTTACAACTGCGGTGGGAATTGCTGTACCTGCTCTTTCGAAGCTGTTTGATATTTATCGAGCTTTCAGAATCTTTTTATTACGCAAGTTCATCCCAGCTCTTGGCTTAACCAAAGCAGCAATGGGGCCTATTGCTTTAGGTCTAACGTTGGTGACTGGAGCTGTTGCGGCGGTTGGGAATCAGTTTGTTCAGAACAAAAGAGATGCTGAAGAGTTTAATGAAGTTCTAAAGGGGACAGATACAGAAGCTATCAAGGCCGCTATTGCCCTTAGGGAACTGACTATAGCCCAGCTACAAAACAAAATGGCAAGTAGAGTAGGTATGGCAAAAAGCGCGAATAGAAGGACAGCGGAAAGAATCAGAGAAGAGCGGAAGGAAATAGAAAAGTTAAATGAACGCTTGCTTGCAATACCAGGGGAATTGGCGGCTGAAAAAATTCAAAAAGCAAGCGAGGCTATGGGTGCATTGAAAGATATAACAGCACAAACCTCGGCTCAATTCCAAGAGGCTTTTGCCAAAAAATTCAGCACTTACGCTAAGAGCGTCCACGATTTTGGTGGTCAAGCTGCGGACATAGTGATCAAATCATTCCGTGGGATGGAGGACGCTTTGGTTGCCTTTGTCCAAACAGGAAAACTGTCATTCAAAGACTTCGCTAATAGCATTATCGCCGACATGATCCGCATTGCAGTAAGACAGGCGGTCATTGCTCCTTTAATGAGTAGCTTCTCCAGTTTCTTGGGCAATACGTTTGGGCCAAAGCCAGCCCCTACAGGCCCGATTGCTGACGGGAGTGCTTCCGTTTCTCCTCGAGCCGCAGGCGGACCAGTAAGAGGCGGTAGTCCTTATATGGTTGGAGAGCGTGGACCTGAATTATTTGTCCCAAACAGATCGGGGAGCATTACACCTAATCATGCGTTGGGGGGGTCAACTAATATCACTGTCAATGTGGATGCGTCTGGCAGCGAAGTGGCAGGGGACGATGCACAATCCAACGAATTAGGCAAAATGTTAGCAGCAGCAATTCAAGCTGAACTTGTAAAACAGCAACGACCTGGAGGTCTATTAGCGGCTTAACTTATGGCAACTTTTCCTAGCATCACCCCTGTTTATGGGATTTCGAAAAAGAGCGAGCCTAATGTTCGTACTGTCCAGTTTGGAGATGGATACCAGCAACGATTGACTTATGGGCTGAATCAAAATCTAAAAATCTGGAGGCCTCAATTTCAAAATATTTCTGAAACAGATGCTGACACCATCGAAACATTCTTAGATGCCCGAGCGGCTGACAATGCTTCTTTTGAGTGGACTCCGCCGGGAGAGAGTTCAGCCTCAAAATTTATTTGCTTGTCTTGGACAAAGACAATTCCCTACAAGGATAGAGCAACAATTAAAGCGTCATTCCAAGAGGTAGCAGAACCCTAATGGCTTTTACAGCATGGGCAGCTAGCACTGCATATAGCCTTGGTGATATTCGCCGAGCAACAACAGCACAAGAATCTGGTCTTGTTTTTAAAGTTACAACAGCAGGAACCAGTGGAGGGTCGGAACCTTCCTGGGGCACGGATGTAGGGAGTGAAACAACAGATAATAATATTGTTTGGACAGCCGTCAGTAGTGTTTATGAAGAACTAAATGTTTTAAATCCAAATGCAATTATTGAACTTTTTGAATTACATTTAGACGCAAATTTACATGGATCGACAGATATTTATAGATGGCATAACGGTTGCAAAGCTGACCTTACAGGCAACTTAATTTGGGACTCAAATACGTACTATAAACAACCTATAGAGGCTGATGGATTTGAATATACAAACGGGGGTTCTTTGCCTCGGCCAACTTTGACGATTTCAAATTTAGATGGCACAATGACGACCCTTTTGTTATTAGTTAATGCAACAAGCCCAGGCAGTGACCTGGGAGGGGCAACTGTAAAAAGAATTAGAACGCTTAAAAAATTTCTTGACGGGGAGGCAACTGCTGACCCATTTGCGACGTTCCCTGAGGAAATATGGTATGTCGATAGAAAAGCGAGCGAGACTAGAGGAGCCGTTGCTTTTGAATTGGCATCGAAATTTGACCTTGCGGGCGTAATGATTCCAAAAAGACAACTAATAGCAAACGTCTGCCAATGGGGTTACAGATCAAGTGAGTGCAGTTATTCCGGGTCTAATTATTGGGACGCAGAAGACAATGTTGTCCCAACTCTTGCTCAAGACCGTTGTGGGAAAAGGTTATCGAGTTGTAAGAAAAGATTTGGAGATAATGCGGCTTTACCTTTTGGATCATTCCCTAGTGCAGGTTTAACAAGATGACCCTTGACGAGTCAATAAAAATAGCAGCGTTGGCTCATGCAAAGGAAGAATCCCCTAAAGAAAGTGTTGGTCTAGTAAACGTTATTAAAGGTCGTCAGCGTTATTTCCCTTGTACTAATTTGGCAGAGACTCCAGACGAACATTTTGTTTTAGGACCAGAAGAATATGCAGAGATAGAAGACAAAGGTGAGATTGTGGCAGTCATTCACTCACATCCAAAAACGAATCACGCCCCAAGCCCCGCTGATCGTGTTGCTTGTGAAAAATCTGGTTTACCTTGGTATGTTGTCAATCCGAACACTGAAAATTGGGGATATTGCGAACCGTCAGGATTTGAGCTCCCTTATGTAGGGAGGGAATTCGTGCATGGGATTGTTGATTGTTATTCCTTAATTAGGGACTTTTACAAAAAGGAATTTAATTTGCTTTTGAATGATTACAACCGTAGAGACCAATGGTGGAACAAAGGAGAAAATATGTATTTAGATAATTTCAAGAAAGAAGGGTTTGAAGAAATAAAAGAAGATGAGGTCAAATATGGGGATCTTTTTATAATGCAATTAGAAGCACCTGTCCCTAATCACGGCGGGATTTATATAGGCGACAATCTCGTTTTGCATCACGTACAAGGCCGCCTCTCTAGTCGTGATGTTTATAAGTGGGGAGGCTATTATCACAAGGCGACCTCTAAGGTTTTAAGACATGAAAGTCGTTAAGGTTTACGGAGCTTTAAAAAAGAGACTTGGAGGTATTGGCCGCTTTGAATTTGAAGCGCAAAACCCCGCTCAAGCAATCAAAGCTCTATGCGCTAATTTCCCAGGCTTAGAGAAATGGTTAATAGATAGTGAACAAGATGGCATTGGTTATAAGGTCACAGTAGGGAAAGAAGAAGTAGGAGAAGATAATTTTGAAACCTTAGCAATACCTTGGAGTGAGAATGATGTTTTTAAAATCGTTCCAGTAATGACAGGGTCAGGGCGAGGATTCGGGAAAATACTCCTGGGAGCTGCATTAATAACAGCGGCAATTGTCTTTGCTCCAGCAGCAGCAGCAGGAGGTGGCTTCATGACAGCAGCGGCAGCAGGAACAAAAATGACCGCGATTGGTCTTACAACACAAATCGCAGGATCAATTGGTATTAGCTTGGTATTAGGTGGAGTAGCTCAAATGATTTCGCCAACTCCACAAACTAATCTTGGTCAAAGTAAAGAGGCTGCCCGATTACAGAACTACAGTTTTTCGGGAATTGTCAACACGAGTCAGCAAGGTATGCCAATTCCTATTGCCTATGGACGAGTCTTCTGCGGAAGTGCTGTAATTAGTTCAGGCCTAGATGTAGATCAAGTATGAGACAAATACAAGGCGCTGGAGGAGGTGGATGTTTTGCAGGTCATACTCCTGTAAAAACTGGTGATGTAGAGAAAAGGATTGACCAAATAAAAGAAGGTGATTATGTCTGGAGCTTTGACGATCAAGGGCGAATCCATGAAAGCAAAGTTCTAAAAGTCCATAAGCACGAAAATGAAAAAATAGTTGAATACAAGTTATGGGGAGGTGTTAGTCTTTGTGCTACTCCAAATCATTGGGTCTTAAATCAATACAATGCTTTTGTTGAAATTGGTAGTCTTGGTTTTGATGATTGCTTAGTTAGTACAGACGATCACTTATTACCGATAGTCGGGAAAAAGGAATTAGAAAACGGGACTGTTTATAACTTAACGATTGAAGATCATCACACCTTTTTTGCTGGTGGTATTCGTGTTCACAACGCCGGACTAGGAATTGCTGGGTCAGGCGGGGGCGGTGGGGGCAAAGGTGGTGGAGGTTCAACTCATACCCCAACAGAAGCCGATGACTCGCTTCAGTCAAAGCAATTCGCAACTGTTTTAGACCTCCTTTGCGAAGGCCCTATTCAAGGATTAGATGATGGATATAAAAGTATTTATCTGAATGGAACACCCGTTCAAAGCGCAAGTGGGAGTAATAATTTCGAAGGCTATTCAATAGCGACAAGAAACGGAACTCAAGACCAAACTTATATCCCCGACTCGATGGGAGCACAAAGCGAGAAAGTCGTAGGCGTTGCTGTTACTCAATCGGTTCCTGTTACTCGAACAATTACGGATTCAGACGTTGATAGAGTCAGGGTCACAATTAAAATTCCTTCGCTTCAGATCATCGAAAACGATGGAGATATAACAGGGCATAGCGTTACTTATCAAATTCAAGCTCAATACAATGGAGGTGGTTTTAACACCGTCAAGACAGACACAGTAAATGGTAAAACAACAAATGCTTATCAACGTGATTACTTAATTAGCCTTAGCGGAGCCTTCCCTGTTGATATAAAAGTTGTCAGGACAAGTGCAGATGATTCAAGTTCAAGGCAACAAAGTGCAACTATTTGGACAAGTTACACAGAAATAATTGACGAAAAATTACGTTATCCGAATTCGGCTCTCTGTTATCTCAGATTTGACGCAAAGAATTTCAATTCCATTCCATCTAGAAAATACTTAATTAGAGGAATAAAAGTAAAAATTCCGCATAATGCAACAGTTGACACAAGCACCCATTTGGGGCGTATCACGTATTCGGGAGTTTTCAATGGAACACTCGGAGCTGCTACTTGGACAAATGATCCTGCTTGGTGTTTATATGACCTGCTAACTAATACTCGTTATGGAGCATCTATCCCTGCAAGTTCGCTTGATGTTTATGATTTTTATACAATTAGCCAGTATTGTAACGAGCTTGTAGATAATGGGAAAGGAGGTCAAGAGCCTAGGTTCTCACTGAATATCGTGATAAACGCAAGAGATGAAGTTTATAACGTCATTCAAGAATTAACTTCAATATTCCGAGGGATTAGTTATTACTCAGCAGGCTCACTTGTTTTATTGCAAGATAAGCCTCAAGATAGTCAGTATTTAATCGGTCCGAGCAATGTAGTTGGTGGAGATTTTCTATATAGCGGTACTTCACAGAAAGCAAGACACACGACGGCCTCTGTTGGATACCAAACCTATGAAAACCTAGGGGAGGTTGAGACTGAGTACGTAGAGGACGCTGATGCTGTTTCAAAATTTGGAGTAATTAATAAAGATATTCGATCAGTCGGCTGTTATTCGCAGGGGCAAGCTCACAGAATCGGCAAGTGGCTCTTGTTAAGCGAACAAAATTTAACTCAGACTGTTAGCTTTTCGATTTCGATTGAAAGCGGAATCATTCTCCGACCGGGGATGGTAATAGATGTCGCCGATCCTGTAAGAGCAGGGACGCGCCGATCGGGTAGATGTTCCACGGGGTCAACTACAACTCAAGTTATTCTTGATAGCTCCACGGACCTAGCTGTTGACCTTGGTAACAGCCCAACAATTTCCGTTTTGCTCCCCAATGGACTCGTTGAGACTAAAACTGTCACGGCAATATCAGGTGCGACAGTTTCAATTAGTGGGGCTTTCTCAGAGGCTCCCGCAGCCCAAACTGTTTGGATGATTCAAACGACTGACGTTCAATCTCAGCAGTATCGAGTTATTAGTATTGCTGAAAACGCGGATGCTACTTATGCCTGCACAGCTCTTGAATATAACAGCAGCATTTACGCATCTATAGAGTCAGGAATTGATCTGACGCAAAGAGATATTACTGATTTATCTGCCGAGCCTGATCCAGTTAGCTCTTTAAGCTTTACCGAGTTTTTATATCAAGATGGTCAAACGGTATTTTCAGCTGTTGATATCGCTTGGATTAGCCCAAGAACAAGAGTTTCAGAATTTAGAGTCCAATACAAGATAGACAATGACAACTGGACTCAGGTTGTTACGACCTCGCCGTCTTACACAATCAGACAAACAAGGCCGGGAACCCTTTCTGTTCAAGTTCAGGCGTACAACTACCTAGGAAAGGGAAGCACTTTCACAACAGGTTCAACTGACTTGGTGGGGAAAACTGCTGTTCCAGCCAATGTTCAGAACCTTAGTTTCGAAGCTATTGGTCCAAACTCTGGAAGATTGCGGTGGGATCAAACGGTTGATTTAGATGTAAAAGTCGGAGGAAAAGTTGCGATCAGGCACAGCTCGAAAACTGACGGCTCTGGAACTTGGGCTAATTCTGTTTCACTCATTTCAGCTAAATCAGGGGTTCAAACCGAGGCGATTATTCCGCTTGTCGAAGGAGAAGTCTTAGTTCGCTTTGTCGATGATGGAGGCAGAGTTTCGGCTTCTTCTGCAAGCGTGATTGTTGACTTGCCCGACACGATGAATCAGTTGGGCGTTTTCACAGACAGGGAAGATACGGACAGCCCTCCGTTTCAAGGGACTGCTGTTAATTGTCATTATAGCGATACAGAAAGTGCTCTTGTTTTGGACGGTCAAAATATTGATGAGATGCCAGATTTTGATGCGATCGTCAACTTTGATGTTCTAGGCGATGTTGACTCTTCTGGTACTTATACGTTTGATGAAAAACTTGATTTAGGAGCTATTTATTCTCTTGATTTAAAACGTCATTTTGCAACAGTTGGATATTTACCAAATGATCTTTTAGATTCCCGAGCCGCAACTGTTGACACTTTTGCTGATTGGGACGGAGAGGTCCAAAACGTAGATGCAAAATTATATGTCCGTCAAACTGATAATGATCCAGCTTCAGGGGGCGCAAGTTGGAGTTCTTGGCAAGAATTTGTCAACGGTACATTCCGAGCTAGAGGGTTTGAGTTCAAAACAACGATGACAAGTTCAGACACAGACGAATCAATTAAAATCACTGAGCTTGGTTATTCAGCGACACTTCAAAGAAGAACAGAGCAAAGTAATGGGAATATTGCATCAGGAGCAGGAACTAAAACTATTACATTCTCACGGCCCTTTTTCGTTGGGACTTCAGCTTTAGGTGGAGCAAATAGCAAGCTTCCAAGTGTCGGAATAACAGCTCAGAATATGGCAACAGGTGATTTCTTTGAGATGGGAACAGTTACGGGAAGTCAATTCCAAGTAACATTTAAGAATAGCTCTGGCTCCAGTGTTGACAGGAATTTTACTTGGAGTGCTACCGGGTATGGGCTTGGAGCTTAAAACCGTCTATTATTAAGCCAGCTTGAGAGAGGATTTTGGCTGAACACGATTATGTGATTGCTAACGGCACAGGTGCAGCCGTAAGAGCAGATATAAACAATGCACTCGCTGCTATTGTTTCTAACAATAGTAAGTCCTCTGATCCCTCTACGACGTTTGCATATCAATGGTATGTAGACACTGGAGACAACACCTTATACATCAGAAATTCAGCTAACAATGCTTGGGTTGCTGTCTCTGCTGTCGGTGGAATCGGATCGGCAAAT